ACTGCGGGGTTCCCGTGCTCTCCATGCATTCTCCTTACGAGATCGCTTCGAAAGTCGACATCTACGAAGGGTTCAAGGCCTACCTGGCGTTCCTGTCAAGCCCTTGAAGAACCTGGGGCAAGGCGAAATTTTCCGGGTGCATTTTTGAAAATTTAGCCTAAATAAGGATATTTGACTGGGTAAAAACGGATTTTAAAAAAGCCGTTCCAGGCTGGGTTCCTGATACGGCTTTTTTGGTGGTCAAAAATCAAATCAGATTTTAAAAACCCGGCTTAAGAGACAGCATTTAAATCTCCAAAATGGTCATCTTGCAGGCCCAATTTATGGTTGTGGCTGCCTCTCCCGTGACCCGTACCCTGGCGTCATTGCCGCTCACGTCGACCGTGCAATCCCAGGCAGCCTCGCTTTCTACTATCAGGCCATCCTGGACCGATCCTTCCAGGGTCGCGGATCCCGCCGTCGGGCGGTAAACGCAAGCCCGGCGCACGTAGGATGCCCGATTTGTGTCTCCCTCTTTGGCCACTACCGCAGCCTCCACCAGGTAGGCCTTCCCCTCGGCCAGGGTGAAGGAATCCAGCGTAGTTACATCGGCCGTCGTCGTCTGGACCGTGCCCTTCCGGTCGGCATGCAGGTACACCGGGAAATACAAATCCGAGGCCGTGTTCCGGTATCCCAGAACGAGGCGGTTATAGGCCTTGAAATTGGATGCCACCCCGGTAGTGACCGCGGCCTTGGCGGCAGTGAGGACCGTGTCGTTCGTCTCAGACAGGTCGACGTAGGCAAATTCGTTGTCGCTCAGGGTCACACTACCCGCGGCCACTGTGTTTTGAATGGCCTGGCCGTCCGAGCGAACAAAGAGGATCCTCAATGTGGCAGACCAGCTTAGCACGCCGGTCAGGGGGTTATAAACGACGACCCCGTCGCAGTGGATGATGATGTTTTTTAGGTAGGTGATTGCCTGATCCAGCGAGGCAAAAAGCGGATTGAGATGATCCGGCTTCCAGCTCGAGGTGCCCGACAATGCCGTATGAAAATTAGTCCCCATTATCCACCCCCTTCAAGCCCTTTTCTATTTCCTGTTTTACCCCAGGAGGAATGTTGCCCATTGAGCTCATCAGCTTCATGATATTGCCCATCATATTTTTCTGAATCTTCTGCCTGTTGTATCTCTCCTCGTCGCGGGCCTCCGCCATCGATTCCAGGAGCTTCCTATGATATTTCAGCTCCGCCATAACCTCTTTTAAAAGTTCTTCCATCCCTCCTCCTATCTCATGATCTCATCCGACTCATCATAAAGATTTATGTATCCCCAGGCGCTCAAGTCCACTTCGCGCACCAGGGTCCCTTTCAGGAGCGGGCTCAGGTCGGTCAATTCCTGATCGCGTTTGTACGTAAAGGAAGCCGAGGAACCCGTAGCCATCCGGGACACTTTGGTTTCGGACCATCCCTCATCCCCGAATACTTGCCCATTGCCGATCGAAATCTCCAGGGTGAAATGATAAACGGACCCTGCCGGCGGGGCGATCAGATGATTGTACTGATCATAGACTTTCAGGGTGACGGCCGTCTCCAGCTCCTCCCACTCGAGTTCACTGTCCGCGATCTCCATCGTGAGGATGGAGGGCTCAGGGGCGCGCCAGGATCCATCCAGGGCCGCCTGATAGATAGCCGTATCTCCGCCGGCCACGAGCACATAAGCCAACCCAACATGCCCGGCGCCCACGGACGGCTTTACCGGGTCCGCGGCCGCGGGAGTCCCGGCAACGTAATCAACCACGGAATCCGCCCCCACCGATATCAAATCAAACCGAAATTGCCCGGCCGCAGGCGCCGCATTGATGACCATCACCGCGGCGATATCTCCGCACAGCCCGCCGTCTCCGCAAAAGAAATTATCCCCTCCGTCCATTGTGATCGGCCCAAGGGCATATTCTGCACCGCCGATCCGGAAGGTGCCCACATGGACGTGGACCGCCATCTTGGGATTATTGAATACCTGGGTCGCATAGCAGCCGCTGAGGATCCCATCGCCCGACGTTCCCACTTCGGGGAAAGTATCGCCGGCAACCGGGGTGGGAATAAACCTTCCATGCCCTACGACCTCGATTCTTCCCCTTTCTCCGCCCACATGGACGATCCGGACGGCGTTCCTGGGCTTCAACCAGGATGGGGTCTGCTCCCAGTTTTCGGGATAGCGGGCGACGACCAGAGTGTTGGATCCCTGGATCTTCACCCGGCAAAGGCGCTGATCCGGGAGGACATCCCACAGGATCGCATCGCGCGTCTCAACCTTGTCGGCAAGGGCATTGGTGATTGACCGTTTTATCAGTTTTTTCCCGTATAGCTTCATGCTATCCGCCACCCCTCGATCTCATCGACAACCCCTAGATCCTCCTCTTCTCCGGAGGGAATCCCTATCTTGCGGACCAATTTCGCCACCAGAATTTTCATCGAAGCCCCGGTTATCGGGTGGAGGATCTGCAGTATATCCCCCTCTTCCTCCTGCAGATGGGCAATCTTATATAATTTCACCCGGGATCTCTGCAGCCTGACCACCATGCCTTCAAAGGCCGCCACCTGGTTGCACGCCCCGATCGTGTTGCATAAGGAGTCGTTTATCACCGTGGGGATGACTCGCCCCGTCTCGGCCTGGTGGGCGGTATCGTCGTAAGGGGGAATGGACTGGATCGTCTGGCCGACTTTGCCGAAGGGCCGGGCATGGACCTGATAATTATAGGCGGCCACGGAACAGATGATATTTAATAGTACTTGTAGCAGAAAAAGCAACATGACCATTGTGGGGCCGCACCATCCTGGTTTATAAAGATACGAATCGCAACTGTAGGCGATGGCCGCCAGACCGGCGATCGCCGCGATCAGAGCAACCACCACCGGGACCATATTGGGTGTCGAGATCGTGATGATGCATCCCAGATCATCGTCCCGGATCGAGGTGATGCTCTCCCCGCCGCCGCCCAGTTTGAAATTGAAGCTCTTTACCGACTGGATCACTTCCAGGCGCGGATAACGGCACCGGCGTGAATGGTCATCCGAATACCAGACATCGATATCCTTTTTCCCGCCCCACCAGCCCACCGTGCCGTTGTAACTGCGGATGGGCTCCTCGCCGAAGAGGCAATCCAGAAACTCCCGGCTTTCGCCGATCACTATTACCCTGTTTATATTGCTCGAGTAACTGAGGTCGGGTGAGAATTTTAGGATCTTGCCCAGATCCGCATAGATATGGTCGACCGGATTTAGTTCAGATATTTTTTTGAAGGTCACCTTCCCATCCACGTCCATGCGCATGAAATAACCAAAATGCTCGGCCAGCTGGTCGAGAATTTTTTTCAAATTCATCTCGACCCATTGACGATAAACGGGGGCAGCCGTATCGAACACCGGCACATCCATGTCTTCCATACCCTTACCGGCATGCGTGGAGAGCAGGTCTTCCAGCACGGCTTTCGGGTTGTCGCCGTTATAATGTTCGGAGACATCCACGTCTTGCTCGTCCCAGAATTGGCGCTCGTCTTCCGCCGTCACCTGCATCTCCGGGTAGGTCCCCCGCTCATATTCAATGGAGAGATCCTTGACGAAAAAAGTTCCCTGATTCTGCCAGTAATCCGTCCCCCCGATCTTTTCGCCCAGGCGCAAGGTTATCTTCCGCCCCTTCCTCAAGTAAATGCTCAGGAGCGAATTTGAATTGTGCGGGTCAAAAAGATGCCCATCCTTTACCGCAAAAGAAAACGGCGCCGGCGCTCCGTCTATAGAGCTTTCCCTCACATGCTCCCGACCCCTGGTCAAGTAGGAAGAGAGGTTCAGGCTCGACCCTTCCTTGTCCCATTTTATCGAGGCCTGCTGCAGATCCGTCTCGACCCAGAAGGCAAAGATCGTGCGGTTGGCGTTTTCCAGGGCTACAACGCATTGGGATTGATTGTAGCCCTGGACCAGGGGAATAGCGTCGGTCCATGACCACATTCCTGAGGAATAGGTCCCCACTCGATAAACAGGCTGATGGAGCAAGCCATTGATATTAAATGCGATAATATCATAATAAGAAACGCTCCCAGATTCCCCGGTGATAATCATCTCTGAAGCAGAATCATAGGCCACCACGGAATAAAGATATCCGTTTGGGTGTCCTGATCGATCCATTCCTGGGACATTTGAGTTATTGAACCTCGTCCAGGTGAGAGTAACCATATCAAAGACCGCCATGCCCATCATATCTTCGCTCTGCGATGCCGGGACACCCATGTTTTTGGCGCATACGAGAAGGCGATGGGAATCCGCGATGAAAACATTTTGAATGTAGGTGATAATCGTCGGGAAAGTGGCGTAGGTTGGGATGGAAAACGTTATCACATCCGTTGTGAGATCGATGATGCAAAGCCCTGATTTTCCCGATTCAATTGTTCCAGGAGGGTAGAGATTTGAATAAAAAGTCCCATAAATTTTATTGTTTTTATAGGCGAAATGTCCCAATCCGTGCATGGGGAAAGCGGAATTATTTGAATAATTTATTGTTTTGGTCAATATTCCGGCGGTATAAATCCTAAGCTCGCCCGCATAAATGTCTAACATAGTTCCGCCATTCGTTGCCTTATATCCAAAGGAAATGATGATTTCGTTGGTGCTAGGAAATACCTGGAAATCTCCCGCAGAGGGATAAACGGTCGAAGTCCCACCGAGTTGTGCCAAATAATCATTCAACGATGCAGGCTCATTCACCACTTCATGGAGGGTATAACTTGGACCCACCTCCGTCATATCGATATACCCAATATAAAAAAGTCCTTGGTTTCCGTATGAGTAAGAGAGGAAAAGCAGATAAAGGCGCTTCGCATCTGCGTCCAGGTAGCATTTCACCAATTTCCTGGTCCCGTTTGCACAAGTTGGCGGATCTATGTTCTTTGTCAAACCATACGTCGGATTGTCTTGAAAATTGAATTGGGTAATCGTATCCGCTTCTGAATCTAAAATGGCGGCATAGTGCTTTCCAGAATAATCATCCCCGACAATTCCAACATAGTGACCATTGGAATGGCACCGATCAAGAGCGACATATAAAGAAGATTTCCAAATTGAATTGAAAGCAGGAACCGATGGAATGGAATGGCCCAACGTGTTCCAGCAAGCATCGATCACCCAAGTATCAATGTCAATTCTTAGAACGCAAGATATCCCTATGGTTCCCGGATTACAGGCGCAATAGATCTTCCGAGCAATTGAATCAAAATGAAGCCCAGACACCCGGATTTCATCCTCACCGCAGTATCCGGTATCAGTTTTATTCATATGAAGTGCGCCGGATTGCTCGGTATAAATCGCATGGATTTGATTGGCGACCTTTTGCGCGGCTACCGGATGGAGCCCGACGGTATCATAGGTCGAGAAGTTCGTGAAATTCGCCGCATTGGCCCAGGTGGATCCATTGTCCGCGCTGGTCGAGTAATAGACGTTGACCAGCTCATTGTTTCCGCTGGTGGATTCCAGATAATCGAACCAGCACCAGATCTCCCCGGTGGCTATCTGGAGGAGATGTGGGTTCTGGATCCGTTTCGAAGCCGTCAAACCGCCGATCGAGCAGGTTCCTTCCGCCGACCAAGTCGAGAAATCAGAAGACGTTCTCTTGCGGATATAATAAGTGGGCCCGGAGACGGTCTTATCCGCGTAGACCAGAAAATAGCTGTTCGAGCTCAGACGGATGATGAAAGGGCTGGAAATGACGTGGGCAGCGGTGGACCAGGTGGCGATTTCCGCCTGAGCGGTGACCGTCTCCCCCTCGGGAGTCAGAACCAGGGAACGTAGTTTTTCATTGCCCGAATAAGTGCAATGGAGAATGATGCCGATATTTCCGCCGGCCAGTTCGCACAAGGCCGCCTCGTCGGCGGAGTAATTGGCGGGGAGGGAGATATCCACCCAGTGGAATTCCGTCCGGGAAGCGTCGGTATAAAGATATTTGAAAGCCGCGGTCCCGAAGGTGTAGACCTTGCAGATCCGGCCGGAGGAATGCATGATAACATTCGGCTTCGATTCATTGGTGGCTTCCGCGGTGAGCCGGACGCCGTCGAAAGGAATGTCATCCACCGCGCCCGAAGAGATTACTTCGATTATGGGCCGATGGCTGATTCCATCTTGAGCCGCCTGGAGGGTTGGGTCGAGGGCGAGTGACATCAGGTCACCTCGCTGAGGATCAGGAGGGTCATGCGGACGTTTTTTCTCTGAACGCCGGCCGAAGATTCGAGGTGCAGATGATAATAACCGTCGAGGCTTGTGATCTTGACATTGTAGGTTTTTTCACTCCCATCCTGGGGATCGAAGACCAGTTCGTCCCCCGCCTGGTAGAGCTCATCCAAATCATCGAACTGGAGGGAAGGCATTTTATCCCAGGAAAAAGGGAACTCTTCCCCGGCGATAAACGCTCCCCAATCATAGACCGCCACGGATCCCCAGGTTTTTTTATAGGAGATGATTCTTTTCGGCCGGATGATGGGGAGCTCCGCAGGGTTGGCCTCGAAGGTAAGGGTTCCGAGGATCATGTTTCCCATCAGTAGGAATACTCCTTGATCATCCTGCGGACCGTCGATTCCACGGTTTTCTCCAGCTCGCCCCTCAGCCTCGAGGCGAACCGCGGGTCATTGACATTCACCGGGACGTTGACCGTCAGCGCCTGGCCCCCGCCGGCGCCCGCGGCGACTTCCTTTTTCGACCACACCCGCTCGCCTTTTTGCAGGATCGCCGGGTATTCGTCCGGCTGCAGGCCTCCATGAAGCCGGGGGATCACCCGGTACATCTTGGGTTTATCCCCGCCTTCATGCATGATCCCGTAGGCCCCTTCCGCCCCATAATAGGATCCGGCATACGGGCCGCCGGCGAAAGCGCTCATCACATATTGGAGGATGGCCTTCGACGCTTTTTGAGCCAAGAGATTGCCGATATTTCGGGAAATGGATTCGAAAAAGTTCTTCAGGGTATAGCCCAGTTTTTGAAAGTTCCCGGTCATGACATTAAAAAATCCATCGGTGAAAGCCCCTTGCATGCTCTGCGCCGTGGACTTGGCCAGGTCGACGTATTGCTGGCTCGTATTGCTCCAGTCCCGGATCTGCTGCTCCCAGCCCGCGGCAAAGCTCCGGTATGGATCCAGAAGTCCGGCCTCGATGCGGATCTGCTTGATCTTCTGCGCCCGGTAAGTCTCGATATCGATCGCTTCCTTCACGCTCTCATCCAGGGCGTCGATCTCCTCCTCGATCTGCTGCTCGCGGAAGGAGGCATAATCCTTGCCGTAGGAGAAAAGATTGTCATACATCTCTTTGTAGAGCTGGGTCATCTGGTTTATTTTTTCCCGGGACATTTCCATGGCCAGAGGCATCCCCTCAAGCCATTCGGCGGCGGCGCCGGCGCGCTTTTGGAAACGCTCGAAAGGTTTTCCCCGGATCTCGTCGAGCCATGCATAATAGGCCCGGTCCTTTTCCTCCATCTCCTCCCGCATCGCCCGCTCATCGTGCAGGATCTGCTCGTGCTTGGCCCATCCATCGGCATCCAGTTTCGCCGCCGCCTCGGTGTAATATATCCGTTTGTCAAAATTGAATTTTTCCAGCTCGGCGACGTGGCGGATCTTCAATTCGGCTTTCTTCTCCGCGTCCACCTCGCCGGCCAGTTCCGCAGCATGCTTCTTTTTGAGCGCCTCTTCTTCTTTCCCTTGCAGCTCGAGGATCCTCGCTTCGGTCGAGAGGCGGAAGGATTGCCACTCTCTCTCCTGCTCCGGAGTCCGAGGGGCGATGGGAGATTTTTCCTTGGTTCGCGACGGAATTCTACCGATAAAACGTCTTTCTTCTGCTTCAGGCGGGGATAAGGCGGGCGATGCACCGTAGGCGGGAGGGATCCATGCGGGTAATCCCTTTCCCGACCACCATTTTTGCATCATCGTGAAAAGATTATTCTCCGGGGCGGCCATTTCTTTTTGAGTGCCCCCGCCGATCAGATCTTTCATTACGGACGCATACCACTTGAAGAATTTATCCGCGGAAGATTGCGCCGATTTAAATATCTCTTCCCATGAATCCTTGATTTCCGCTTTTGATTTGGAAATTGTCTCGGCATAGGACTCGTGGGCGGCGGTTAATCCTTTGGTTTTCTCTGTGAGTTTCTCGATGGATAGTCCAAGCGCAAGTTTCAATTTCGCCGTGTCGGTCAGGCGATCTTTGGTTACCCCCAGACTTGAGGCTAATTTGTCATATTCCCGTTCAAGATCTACCAGCCCGACATATGCGCGTATGGCGCGCATATTACCGGTGGCAAGAGCGACTCCGAATTTATCCCATGCCTCGGCCAGCGTATCCCCGACGACCGGCGCCTGTTTGGCCAGGAGTTCCATCAGCCGAATGATTTGACTGGGATCCATGCCTTCTTGGATCATCCGGCTCGATCGAACCATGATGTCGCTCGCGTCCATCGTGCCCCGGGCCGCCCGCTGTAGAGAGGCGATCAATTCCTCCGAGGCGACCCCGGCAGCCTGAGCTACATTCCGAAAAGCCCGCTCGGTCCGCTCGACGGCCGCGCCCATCTCGCCCCATGCCATCATTTTGCGCGGGATGTAGAGAATCTTATTAAGGATCTCTAAGCCCTGGTTCAGGGCGACCGTCAGGGCGAACCAGTTTTTTTGCAGGCCGGAGAAGATCCCGCCCAGGTTCCGGGCTTCCTGACCCGTCGTCTTGCTGCGCTCTTCGATGCCCTTTAAATGCTTCTCGAGGTCCGACAGGGCGCCCTTGGCCCGGTCCAGGGCTTCGATCGTGATTTGGATTTTCTGATCCGCCATCTCATGCCTCGCGGCCTGCGATGCCTATTTTTTTATCGCATGCCGTGCAATCTTTCTTCCCTTTGAAAGCCTGTTTACAGGTCTGGCAATACTTATCCTCGACTTCATCTTTATCTTTCACCCCGAGAAAATGCAGCACCGCCTCGCGAAAGAGCAGCTCCCGGGATCGGTGCTTCAGATAAGCGGTGCATTCTTCGGGGGTGAACCCCCAGAGGATTTCTTCCCTTTTGGTGATATCTCCGCCTGAGAGGAGGACGCAGGCATTATCGACCCAGGTCTCATCTGTTCTATCTTGCCCCTCACTTCCATCAATTTCTGAGAGAACAAATGAACCGGGCTCAAATCGAAAAAATCGTTTACCACTTCCAGCGAAATCATGGCGTCAATGTTCCGCTCGATGAATTCCGCCGAGGCCTCCAAGTTCTTCTCTTTCAGTGATACGCCCTTCTCCATCAGAAGGATGGCTATGCACCGCGGATGGGCGAAAATATCCAGCGGGTCCGCTTCTCGCATCTCGGCAATGAGCTCCATAATCTGTTTCCATTGGCCGAGAACCAGCGGCCGTTGGATGAAGATCTTGCCTCCGATTTCATATTTCTTCTCCTTCATCGGGTCTCCTCTTTTCCAATTTGCAATTTGAAATTTGCAATTTGAAATTTGCAGTTTGCAATTTTCAATTTTATAGATTTGCCTGCGGGTTCTTCAGTTCGATCCAAAGCGCGGAGGCGTCGGAATCGTCATTGTAATAGGCCTCAAAGGGCAGCTCGACCAGCACTCCCTGGGGCCCGGGGATGACCGGCGCCTGCGGCTTGAAGATGATCTCGTCGAAGTTGAAGGTCAACTTCTCATCGCCGACGGTCCCATCGCCGACGCCCTTGGTCAGCACGATTTGCAGGGATGTTTCCGTGTGCCCCACCGCCAGATTATAAAGGGTCATATCTTCGAACAGCGCAGTTAATTGCCCGCTCACTTTAGCGATCCCGGAGGGGAGAGAATATCTCTGCCCGGTCCCATCGATGACGAAAACTGAGCCATCCAGGTTGTTCTCAACGGTAAAGGTGACTTCGGTGGCCGTCCCCAGGGGAGAGCCTCCCCGCTTGATGATCGCTTCGAAACCGTCGAAGGGCGTATGGCCGAAGTCGATCGGGCTGCCGTCATGGGGCAGGGGAGCCACGGTCTCCACCGCGCCCATGAAATTGAACCGCGCCTCCAGGATCCCGGCAGGACGCACCGTGACGCTGAAGGAGTTTATCTTGCACCCGTTATACCTGGCATACTGGGCGATGTCGGAAAACTGCTTTTCGACCTGGAGCCCCGCGGGCAGGTTGCTGATCTTGAAGGTATGGGTATAAGGACCCGATTCGGTCCGGCTATAAGACCCTAGGGCGTGCTTAAACAGCCTGCCCATGTATGGGTTGAGCTCCGTGGTGATGTCCCCGGAGACTTCCCGCGTTCCCCTCGAGGGGGCGTTCGGATTCCGCGTCGAGCGGATGGCATTGGAGGAGAAGAGCTCCCGGCTCATCCGTAGACTCTCACTCAGGAAAGGGATGAACAGACCATCTTTAATGGCCCGTACGTCGTCGATGTTGAGGATGAAAACTCCCTTGTCCACCGCCTGTTTGATGGCGATGGAAATGAGCAACAGGTCGGTTGCCGGATTGGCCAGGGCCAGTTTCACCCAGGTCCAAGTGTTGGCCACTATCGCCGGCAGGCTGATTTCCTCCAGCGGGTTCACGCATTCGGCCGTGTCGTCGAGCAGGAGATGCAGGTCGGCGGCATTGAGATTCACGCTGGATTTCACCCACATGCCTATGTGAGTATAATCGGCCAAGCTGGCGACGGAAATCACCTCCGAGGCCAGGATCCCCACGGCCGCCCCCTCGGCCATCGTCAGCTTGAGGGATTTGGTTCCCACTTTGTAAACCACCGCATCCGCCTCGATGGTCACGCCCGACGGCGCGACTTCGTTCCACACGTCTTCGCAATCTTCAATTACGAGCTCCGGAGCGGACTTGAAAGTGATTTCCTCGGCCACGATCAACCGTCCATACGATCCTTGTGCCTGAGCCATAAAATCCTCCTTTTTACCCCTTTTCTTTGTAGGGGCGACCCGGCGTGGTCGCCCTTTTTTCCTTTCGGGGGATTATTGTTTTTTCAGATGCACCCCATACCTCAACCCATACATCAAAATTCCCGACTCCGCCGAGATCAGCTCCTCGCTCACCGGCCAGGCCCAGCCATATGTCAAAACTTCATATCCGGTCAGTTTGGCCCGCACGGCCTCGATGATGGTGTTGCAGTCTTCGGAGCATTTTCTCCGCGATTGTAGATTCTTATTGATCAGGATGACCCCATAGGAAAGCCCGCTGTCCGTCAGATTCGCCCCGATCACTCCCTTGGGTTCGAATACGGTCCCCTCATAAACCAGGTAGAGCGCCGGTACCCGCGCCGGTTGGGTCAGCAGATCTTCCTCATCCCCCAGCCAGGCGTCTACCAGGGCCACCGCGGATATCTCCTGCAGCCTGGTGATCAGCGTGTTTTGTATCTCGGTCAGCACTATTCTTTTGCCTCCAACCTCAAACCTCCAGCCTCCACCATCTTTTAATAATCATCCAGCGACCCCGACGACCCGTCGCTCTTCTTGCCCCGGGTGAATACCCGGTCCTCGGCCGAGGTGCTCGCCTTGATCTGGTCGCTCTCTCCTTCCGGTTCGGTCGCTGCCCCGATGGATATCGAGCCGGCGGCGATCTTCTCCAGAATGCGCAGGGAATTATTGTACCGGTCCACCCGGGTCTTGGGGATCTCTTCCATCCGCCGGCTGTAGAGGTGGTAGATGGACATCTTGATTGAGAGCTGCTTCACAATGTCCGGGATCGGCGCGGTGAAAGGAACCGTGTATTTTGTCCCCAGGTAGGAATTGATCTCCGCGTCCGCCTGGGCGATCGCCTCGGAGATCCGGACCTGGTTGACCGTCCCCACTCCTTCATCATCGGTCAGCTGGACCAGCGTTTCCTCGGGAAGATTTTTCTTGATGTCCGCATACGCGCAATAGGCCATTATTCCGCCTCCACTTCCGCTTCGATCTGGATGAGCAGCAGCCCCCAGACGATGCCGTTGGGGTTGGACGGATCATAGACCACCAGGGCCGCCCGGTAATCCCCCGCGGGGATAGACTGGCCCCCGAGCGAGATCCGGACCTCTCCCGTGACATATCCGGCCTTGACCCACTGGATGGGATCCAAGTCCCCGTTGTCCGAATCGATCAGCAGGGAATCGAAGCTCAGGGTCATCCGGGTGACGCTGGAGAGGTCCACGGCCGAGCCGTCGGCTTTCAGGATGATATCGATCCTGTTGTCGTGCCCCAGGTAGACGATTTCATGTTCCATCGCAGGTCCTCCGCCCGCCGAGGGACGGAATCATTTAGCTCAGACTCGCATCCAGGGCCCCGGCCGCGAATTTGACCGTATCCCCCGCCGCGGGAGTCTGATCCACCACCTGGTCATTGTCAAACGCCAGGGTATTTCCCGCGTCGAGCGTTCCGCCGTCGACGATCGCCATCCCAACCACTCCAGACCATCCTCCCGCGCCCACCGTGGGGAAGGTGATATCGTGCTGGTTCTGCGTCGCCCCGCCGGACACGGCCTCCCATGCCGGGGAGGCCCCGCCGGATTTATTTACCAGCACCCTGGCATAAGCGGTCCCGGCCACCTCCTTGCCCGCCGTGGTCAAGGTCGTGTCTGCATCCGCACCGGTTTGATCCAGCAGGGCGATGTAGGTCGCCGGCTGGGCATAGGCCGTATTGCGGAACATGAGATCCAGGAGCTTATGCACCAGGTAATCGGTAAACCCTTCGCCCGCTGAAGCCGAGATCTCTACGTAAACCTGGGCGCTCGCGACGCTGGGCGTATTCCCGGACACGGGCGCGAAGGATGCGGAAAAAGCCCCGTGGGCCAGCATGTTCCCGGCCCCGTAGGTCGCCGAGTCCACAATCGCCCAGTGGGTGACCGTGCCCCATGCCCCCGTGGCCTGATTAAAAGTCACTATCGCGTTCTGGGTCACCTTCCGGCTGGCGGCAGCCCCGAAAGTGATCGCCTTCCGGGTATAGTTGTTGGAGTTGGCCACTTCGCTCATGGCCGCTCCGGTGCCGGCATCGGTGGGATCGGCGGTGCACAAAGCCAGGTAGACGGCGGCCGCCGGAGAGTGGGCCGACCCGAACAAATGGCCTAATAAAGCATTTTCCGCGAAATCACTGAGGGAACCCATCGCGCTAAACCTCCTTTATACATTGTGAATGGTCCGCCGAGCGGTGATCGAAACCGCCTCCCTTTCGGAAGAGATTGATTCCAGGCCCCGGAGAGAACTTATGATCTCGATGCTCGGATCGATGATCACTCCCAAGGCCCCCATGATCAGGATGAGATCGTCCGGAGTGATGGACGATCCCCTTATGTCCGCGAGCAGCATCCTGGCCACGGCCGCCTGGATCTCCGGGGTGACCGATTGTCCCGCGCACAGGGCCGAAAGAGTCCTGGCCATCTGTAAAGATATCGCTGGGGACAAGCTCACCCCGGTGATTGCCGCCGCCAGGTTCAGGATGTTTTGAATGGCGACATCCGGGGTCGAACTCTCCCCGGAAAGGGTCGCCAGCAAAGACCGGGCCACGCTCGCCAGTATGTCCGGGGACACGCTCGCGCCATAGATAATCGCACCCAGGGAGCGCACCGACGTCGCCGAGATCCCCGGAGTGACGCTCGCCCCCGCGATGGCCGCGATCAGGCTGATGATCCCCTGGAGGGTGATCGAGATATTTGGAGTGACGCTGCTCCCGATAATGGCCGCAGCGAGCGCCCGGACGATCGTGAGGGAAATTTCCGGCGTCAGGCTCCCCCCGGCGATCGCCGCCGACAGGGCCCTGTTTATTGTTTGGGTGATTCCCGGCGTCGCGCTGGCGCCCTGGATGGAGGCGATCAAGAAATGGACAAGTTGCGCGGAGATCTCCGGCGTGAGGCTCTGCCCGGACACGGCCGCCAGTAAGGCGCGGGACATCGCCGCGGCTGCCGAGGAAGTGAGGCTCTGCCCCGATATCTGGGCGGGCAGCGCCCTTATGGTCGTCGCCCCGATCCCGGGCGTGGCGCTGGCCCCGGAGATCAGTGCTGCCAGGGCGCGGGCCAGGGCCGCGTTCGCCTGCGGGGTCGAGCTGGCCGCCTGCAGGTTGGCCAGGAGGGCCCTGGATAGGCTGGCCGAGGCCACCGGGGTGAGGCTCTGCCCGGACACGGAACCCAGTAGCGCGCGGGCCAGGGCCGCGGAAACGGAAGGAGTGAGGCTCTGCGCCGATATCTGCGCGGGCAGCGCCCTCACGGTCGTCGCCCCGATCCCGGGCGTGGCGCTGGTCCCGGAGATCAGTGCTGCCAGGGCGCGGGCCAGGGCCGCGTTCGCCTGCGGGGTCGAGCTGGCCGCCTGCAGGTTGGCCAGGAGGGCCCTGGATAGGCTGGCCGAGGCCACCGGGGTGAGGCTGGCGCCGGTCAGCGCGGAGAGCAGAAGCCGGACCGTGGTCGCCGATATTGCAGGGGTTGAACTGATCCCGCCGATGGCCGATAAGATCGCCCGCGTGGAGGTCGACCCAATGCCTGGGGTTAAGCTGGCTCCGGCGATCGCCGCCAGGAGATTGCGGATCTCCCCCGCCGCCACATACTCATCCGCCCCGATGTCCCAGGTTCCACTTCGAGTTATGCCATCTATGTCATCCAAGAAAAGACCGGACCCGGGATTGGCAACTCCAAGGTCTTTTGCTCCAACATCAGCCGCAGCAAGGTGGAAATCGGTTGCACCGACAAAGGTGAAAGTATGGGAAACATGGTCATGGATGTTTCCTCCGCCTGTAACTGTGTATCCAATGGCTGCGTCGTCCGTAGCATTATAATCAGTCCCAGCCGCAAAAGTTCCCGTTGCTCCCGTTGTGCATCCATTAAGGATATTATTGATTCCTATAACACCATTTTCAATATTATTTAGGATACCAACACCGCAACCGCTGATGGTATTATTATATGCCACCATGCTGGAACCACTGCTTAAACGGATACCAGAATTTGCATGGTCATAAATTATGTTATTATAAATCTTCCATCCAGAACTATTTGTGTTGTTTTCATAAATGAACTCACTTCCGGTACTGCTAACGCACCTAGAGATATTATTAAAAATCCTGACATCTGCAATCGCCCCCGTGCTGCATGTTATGGTATCGCACCCGCCAGTGACGGTAAATTGCAAGTATGAAATCCTGGTCCATGATGCCAGAATATTAATGGCTGTTGATGAACCTGTAGACATGCGAGACTTAGTATCATCCCAAACCCCAGCATGGCGGTAACTGGTGCCACCGTAGATATTAATATATTGGGTCGCAGATATGGTCCACCCAGCGATAGTGAAGCCTGTCGTGTCTGCTGTTCCTGCTGTACACCGGCAATCGGCAGCCGCTATCTCATCCCGAACTCCAGTCAGGTCTCCCTGCTCACCGGCTTCCCAGTCGAAGAGGGAGTCGTAGTCGTAACCTGCGCCAGAATCGGGATCTATTACATGTGTTACTGTGGTTGCCATTTATGCCTTTAGTCTTTTACTCGTTAGGAGCATCTTATCCCTGAGTTTATTTAAAAGCTGTATCCTGGTTATCGTCATGATCCCGCCAGCCGCAATCACGGCGTCAACATCTGCCGAGGCCACATTATATCGGTGGCGCAGATAGGTCTGCTCGGCCTTCTCCTTCACATCCTCCCGGAATCGGGCTAGGATGTTGGAACGCTCAATCTCTAAAGTTAAAGTTCTATTAGTCCATCCAAAACTTGATCCTCCTCTATTCAAAACTTGTGTAAGGATTTCCGCTTTAATATTTGCCTCGGCCATCGGGTCGTCTGCATGAGTAACCACAAATTGCTCAATGATCACATTGCAATTTGCAGAGATTCGGCCTATTCCGGTAGTGGAACTGTAAGAGACGAGAGTGAAAACGACGGAGGAAACATCCCTTTCCCAAAAGGACGTGGACCGAACCGCATTCCAGAGGCTGAAAGTGAATTGGCAAGAGTTTGTGGTGAAGGTGGTATTTATGCAACCCCAGTTAATCAGGAATGATTCAATCTTGGCCCGAGTCAGATTGTTCTGCCCTGCGGCCCCAGGATTCTGTTCAAAGACCCGGACCACATAAAGACCCTGCTGTGCATTCTGAGAAACGATCTGATAGGCAAAGTCATCTTTCCAATTATCACGCCACGCAATTGCTTCCGCTACCGTAATCTCCGGGCATTTGACGAGGACGAATTTTCCTTCCAACAGAATAAGTCCATCGGTAATATCTCTTCTCCAGTATGGATAACATGAATATTGCCAATTCGGGCCATCGCTCCAACCATCGGGCTTGATATTGATGATATCGCCCCGTTTATGCACCCCGCGCCGATCTTTCTCAAGGTCGGGGTGAACATAGTCCGCTACTTTGATCAGGATTTCAGCCATAATTCAAATCCGCATCGTTACGCGGCACCGGATGAAATCTTTTCCGCGGCTATCGCAACCGAACGCCTTTGGCACTTTGCTTCATTGCACCTTGATAGTGACGCGAAAGTTCACCGGAACACCCGGAGCCAAGAAATCGACCCGCGCTAAGACCTCGTTGGAAAAGTCCGACTCGTTCCCGGCGCCGTCAAAAGCTGTTAGCACGAAGTAGTAGGTAAGAACCTGCCCGGTGGGGCTGGTCAGAATGAATTCCTGCGTATAGGTTGCGCTGGGAGTGCCAGAGTAAGTGAAGGTGGCCAGCCTATCATAGACGCCGGAAGCGTTTCCGTAGTAGAGATTCCAACCGGCCAGATCATCCACCGGGAGGGGCTGCTCCCACTGGAAGGTAAGTTCCTTTGTGCCTGTCTGAGAAAAGGCAGGATTAACCAGCAGCACGATGGAGATCAAGAGAGCAAATAATATTTTCATATCACCCCTCGTTTCAAGGGGCGGCCGAAGGGCCGCCCCCTCCGGATCATCACTTTTTCTCGTCTTTTTTCTCGGGCTCGGCCTTGATCGGGATGATGTTGGATCCGACCTTCCGCGCCTCCGCCTCCGACAGGTCGATGACCTCTCCCGGGGCATAGGTCCTCGCGGATTTATCCCCCTCGCGGCCAAAGACAAGGTGCATGTCCTTCACGACGTATTTAGGCATGGTTTCTCCTTTCTTGTCGGGGTGATCGGCCGATCACCCCTTATTCCGCCTCCCGGATTTCGCAGCCCGCTTATGCCACCGCATCCTGGATGAAGTATCCCAGGTCGGAGGCGACGACCTTTTCGTCGCTGTTCCAGGCCACTTTAAGGAAATGCGCCCCTTTGATCCCGCGCTTCTGATCGAAATCCCGCTGGGTCTGCCGGAGCATTTCGACAAAGGTCCCGCCGAAGGTGATCGACCGGACTCCAGGATTGGCCTCGACATATAGGGCCGCACAGTGCTTGCCCCACAGCCGGGCGTAAGCCGGCGTCTGGCCTTCCTTGCTAGTGATATACCGGGTTCGGCCCACGAGCCATTTCTCCACCTCGAAGAGCCCGGCGCATTCCTGGATCGTGGCCAGACCCCCGGGGCTCCCCTGGTAGCGCGTCGATCCCTTCACCGCGTCCAGGATCTCGGGTAATTTGCGGAACACCACCCAGACGTCCGCCCCCATGACAACCGTGTTAGCCCGTACGAAACAGGTTTCGATGGCCGTCAGCAGGTTGCCGATCGGGTCATCGGCCGTGCTTCCCCACTGGCCGGTCCCGGAAAGCTGGACCTTATTCCCGCTGGGATAGGTGCCCGCGGCGAAAAGGAGGTCCACGACTCTCTTCTCCTGGGCGATGTCCATCAGGAGGTTTAGAAAATCGTTGGTGTCGATCTCCGGCTGCACCGGGTTGTCGGCGTTATCGATGGATTCTTGGGGCAGCCAATCGGAGAGAGCGTGGTCCTTCACGGAATAATTGCCCGTAGCGACCCCCCAATCGACTTCGTTGGGCAGACTCTTGGGGCCGATCATGTCGCTGACCAGTTTGAAACTGTCCGCCTTGTTATATACCGTATACAAGTCGGACCTTTTGTTGACCTTGATGATCGGCATAAGCTCCGCCCAGATCATGGCCAGGTTGCGATACTTGATGCTCAGGTTCGTGAGCACCGCGTCGACGTGCAGATCTTTGGGTTCCGGCATTTTCGTTCCTCCTTTAAATAAGGGTAGGGGCGACCCGGCGGGTCGCCCGTCAATCGGTTAAATGCTCATCACGTATTCGACGAAGAAAACCGCCTTGCCGGCGGTCAGTTTATGGACCGCGACCGTCAGGACGAGCTCACGGGCGGCCGTCATCTTGATCATCGTAGCCGCCGTTCCGACGGGGATCAGCTCAAAAATCCCCGAAAGCGTATCCGCATCCACTGCCGCCAAGAGGTCATCATCCTGGTCCTGGGATCCGACCTTAATGGTCCCATCGTTGCTCGTGGAAACGAAAGCAGTGATGATATCGCCGATTCCCCGGGTGATGATCGCGTTGTCCGGGATGGTGACTCCCAGGGGATAAGCGCCCACCGCCCGTTCCCCGCCCGAGCCGGCCGCCACGTCAAAGATCGCCGTGGCCACCATCTTGAAGGAATTGCCGTTCACTCCGGCCGGGCTGTTGAGGATCCCCGGGGCCAGGAATGCGGGGATGACGTCGTTGAGGACGCCCGAGGCCATAGCGAACCCGATGATGTTCTGTCCGAGGACCGCGGCCACCGCCATGCCGTTGGCGTCCGAGGTCAGAGGCCCACCCCTCGTGACCGATCCGCCCAGTTTCACGTTGCTGATGCCCGAGAGCATGACCCTCACTCTCTCGGCCGCCGCCGAAGTGATGTGTTGAAAAACTCCGACGAGATTGTCGGTCGCGGCCGCCGCCTGCGAAAGCGTGTCGTCATCCGCCCCAAACTTGGCAATCAGGTACTGGGTGGCGATCGCGGCGGTGCACTTCACCGTCTTTTCCATTCCGGAAGTGACTCCTATCATGGTTTCTTTCCTCCTTATTGGATGTAGGGCGTGATCTCTGATCGCGCCGTTCTCTGTTTTTACCTTTCCTTGAACAGGTCCGGATGCTCTTTGGAGACCGCCAGGACCGCTACTTTGTAACCGACCTTGTTCTTCTCCGCATAGTCCGAGATCAGTTTGTCCCTCTTCTCCCCATCGGTCCCGCCCGTGTCCGCTCCGCGGGTAGCCACTTCCCGGAACTCAATCTGCGTGGGCAACCCGCCGAGGAAGGACTTCATAAACTCGAGGGGCGTCTGCTTCTTCACCGCCTCGCCCTCTTTAAACTCCATCATCGTGGCGGCGTTCCCGATCTCGACCAGGAAAGGGGTGAGCCCGACGCCGATCTTTTCCATCGCCGGGACGACTCGCCCTTCCTTCTTCAGACCTTCGACGAAAGAAACGATTTCAGTTTTCCGCGTCTCGCGTTCCTTGGCCGCGACGGCCGCCTCCCGATCCTTGATGCCCTTTTCCTTTTCCGAGAAATCCTTGCCGGCTTTTTCGATCGCCAGGCGCTCCCTCTCCTTCACCTCGGCCTCGGTGAAGGTTTTGGGCGAAACGACCTGCAGCTGATCCTCCGGGATCTCGTCGATCGCCTTGGTGAAAATGCCCTTCAAAATCTCTCTTAATCCCATCTTCCTTCCTCCTTTGCTTTCGGAATATTCTCCGATCTTGAATTTTTTCTCCTTTTCCTGTAAACGCCGGTTTATAATTCCACGCTCCTCGGAGCTGTATTGCGCCTGGTTGTCCGGCTTTCCCCAGTAGGCCGCGGCTGCCCGCGTCTGGTCCGCGTTGGGGCACGGGTAACGGTAATTGACCGGATCCAGGAATTCATCGTCGGGGACGGCCGCCCATTCCCCCGGCTTGGTCACGTGCCCATCTTCCTTGGCCGCAATCCCGTATTTTTTCGCCCGCGCCTCCTGCGCTTTCTTTTCTTCCTCCCGGTCCTGGAATTCGACCGTGACCCCTTCGCCGCTGAATTTGATATCCGCCAGACCCTTCACCGCCGGCGCCGTCGCCCCCAGGAAGCCGATGTGTTTAAGGCTCAGTTTGGGCTGCAGGTAAAAGGCGGCACTTCTTTTCTTGAACATCCCCTGCCTTACCATCTCGGCAAATTCCGGGATCGCGTCGCGCAGCCTGGCGAAGAGAATTTTCCCTTCCCTCTTCAATGCCTCCGTCCAGGCCCAGGCCGGATGGTCTTCTTTCGGGTGCCCGATCACCGCCGGCGCCTCGTGGTGCCGGGGGTCGTAGTTTTTTATGATCTCGTCCAGGTCCGCTTCGCTCCATTCCCTCTCTTCCCCCGAGGAGTCCCGCTGCTTCCCGGCCCGGAAGATCTCGATCCATCCGGAGAGTCCCTCGTTATGCTCGGCCTTGGCCACCCACTCGTCTTTCTCATTTTTTTCAAACTTGTTTTTAACCGCCGCCCAGGCCACGGCGAAGCATTTTTCTTCGTCTCCCTTGTACTGGTCGAAGACGGAATTGAAGGCCGCCATCCAGATCTCCTGGCCGTGCTCCGGCAGGGCTTTCACCGCATCCGGAAGTTCCTCTTTTTTGCCGTATGGCATTTCAACCCCCTGTTTTCCCCGGTCCGGGCCTCAAGTACGCCCGCCAGGGCTTTAAATCGTGTTCATGAACATAGGTGTCAAGCAAATTGGACCAACCCCACGTGTTTTCTCCGGTCGCCCTTCCTGGGCCGAATTTGGGCGATTTGCCGTTTTTCATTTTCGGGCCAGCAAGTAGTCGGAAATCGCCGCCCGGATCTCCGTCCAGTCTTCCTCCTGGACTTTGAGGTAGGGCCGGGCCGGGATATCGACCTTTTTCCCCCGTCCGGCCTTGCCCCCGAGTTGGTGGATCGCCCCATAGATTTTGTTCGTCCCGATTTCCACTTTGTCCGGGTAGGCCTTATAATGGATCGAGCCCATCAATCCCCCGGCCATGCCCTGGCCGATGAGAATTTTCTTGCCTTGGATGTATCGCTGAAACCCCACCGTCAGACCACCGCGTTTTTTGAACGCCTTTCTTTTCTTTCCCATCGTGTAGCCGAGCTCGTAGGAAATGCCCTTGAGGGGTTTCCATTTTTCCGGCCGGCCGCCGGCCTCGAAGTTGCGGATCACCGACGTGCGCACGATGCTCCCGATGATTTTCATCGCCGGGGACAGGTTGGAGGTCCTTTCCCTAAGCCTGGCGATCAGATCCAGGACGCCCTGGTCTTCGATTTTTACATCGAGGGTCACACCGGCCATTTTTCCACGTCCACTTTTCCCGGGTTGTAATCCCACCCGGGATCGATTCCCACCGGTATCCTGTGCTCAGTCCCCGTCGACTTATCCAGCCATCGGTAAAATTCCGGATCCGGGGCTTTTGTTTTTACCGGGTATCGTCCCTGGCCTTCTTGCCCTTTCAACCTTTCCACCTCCCGGATGGATAAATTCACGACCCCTCACTTGCATCCCCATCCGTTCGGGGGATAATGCGTATTCCAGAAAGGATCATCCGCCGGAAGGACCAGGTTGTACCATTTCATGTGCTCCGGCCGCTTCTCGATCGAGGTTGAAGCCACGTATCTCCAATATGGCCTGGCTGCCAGGACATCCGGATCGCTCATCTGGGCGTAATGCCCGGCGCTGTAAGCCACGCTCACGTTGGTATTGAAGATAACCCCCGTTCTCCATCCCCGACCGCCTTTGTAGCTCCAGCCGTATTTTTGAATGATCTGATCGAAAGCCTTCCGGAAATCCTGGATCGTGGTCCCCTCGGCGATCCCGCTATCGACGGCGGTCCGCAAATCCGCGAGGAGGTCATCCTTCATCGCCCCGGCCACGGTAAAGGCCCGCGTGTGCATCTCTTTCCAGAGGTCCGTCCAGGCCCTGGTGGGCAGATTCACCTTCTGCCGGAAAAAGGCGATGGCCTCATCAAAAGGCAGATTCAGATATTCAGCGCTGGGCGGCATCGAACCTCCCCGACAAATCCGCCAGGGTCATGGCCCGCTGTATCAGGTTTCCAAGGGATGCCGGGTCCATCCGGCCGTGAGCCTCGATCATCTTGTTCCGGAATTCCTCGAGGGATTGACAGTTCCGGAGAAGAGCCTCGATCGGCATCATCAGGTCATCTGTGGAAGCCTCCGCCAACGCCCTATCCGTGATCCCGTCGATCGTCGATGCGGGCAGGCCCCTTTCCGAGAATTGCGGCGTTCCCGGAAACAGGCCGGCACCGGCGGGAGGCACAACCAATTCATCATCTTCCTCCGGCTCCGGTATGTCGTAGGTCTCATAAAAATATCTCTTCGGCGCCGGCACTCCGATTTCCCGCACCAGGATCTTATCTCTATCCGCCAGGGCTTTGAGGTCCTTCTCCGGCTGGGTTCGCACCCAGAGTTTGGGGTAAACCGCCTGCACCCCGAAGTTGAAATCCACGATCCAGCGAATCAGGGTGGCATTGAGGCATTCACAGAGCAGGTCCGCATCGGCCTTCACGTAATCGGCACGGATGTCAACGGCCTGCTCCTCGCTGCCCAGTTTGCCGGGGGTCGCCTCGGCTGATGCGGTATGGCCCAGGACCGCCTTGCTGATCTGCTTGTCCATGAATTCGCACAGGGATTCATAGGTATTGATCGAGCTCTGCCGCGCGGCCTCGATCAATTCAATCAACATCCCATCCGGAGTGATGACCGCGGACTCCTGCTGCATGGCCCCCAGGGCTTCGAGGAGTTTGTCTTGCTCCTCTTTATCGGTGCCGGGCGGATACTTTCCCCAGGGGGTGGGGGCCCCGAATTTCTCCGCGAAAATCACCCAGAACTTGATGCCGTGTTTCTTGAACCAGACGGGCCACCAGCACTTTTGCCCCAGGCCTTTGCCGTAGGGGTTATCCGATGATCCATAGGTAAAGATGATGAATTTGCGGTCCGGGACCGGCTCCCCCTCGATCATGGAACTGGGTGTCAGAAGGCGGAGCTCGCGCTCAGGGGTGAATATGAACCGGCGCGGGTGTTTGGCCAGGATCTTATCGATCAATATCTTGCCGTTCGAATACTGCCACATGATCTCCGCGCCATAGAAGCCGTAGAGGATCCCCTGGAGCATCTCCTGCCGCGCCTGGTCGAAATTGCAGGAGAGGAGGACCTGTTTCACGAAGTCGGCTATTTCCTGCGCCTTCTTTTCTTCCGCGGTCGGCCGCCGCCGGTCCGCGCTCGGCTGCGCCGGATCCACCTGCCATTCCTTATTGACCACCGCCAGGTAGCGCGTCTGGAACACGGAACTCGCATGCGCGTCCCGGTCCACCTCGTCGTAGAGTTTAATTCCCTTACCGGCCGATTCGGAAAGAAGGACCGGGTCCGGATTCTCCAGGCGCTTCAACCAGCCGGCGAAGATCTCGATGTCCTTCGCCGCTGTGGCGACCTCGTTGATTTCCGGTTTTTTGACTGCTTCGTCAGCCATTTCCCTTTCCTATGGCCGCGCCGCGCGCGCTCCTACAATCCGCAATCCGCAATCCGCAATCCGCAATTCACAGGTAGGTTTCCATCCTGGTGAAATCCCTCTTTACCCCCGTGCTTTTGTATTCGATCTTCCCCGCCGGCCGGTTCGCCGCCTGGGCGGCCAGGGCCTTGGCCCAGAAATGATCCGCGTGCCCGGTCTCCTCCGTCTTGTCCGCGTCAAAGCGGAAATGGCCGGTGGAAGTCTCGTATTTCTTGACCGAGTGCAATGAATTGCGGATTGTATTGCTCATCGGGATCCGCGACTGGAGGTCCTCGAAATTTTTCTTCAGCCCCGTGGCGAGCGCTTCTTTACTGGCCACGGTGAAGTCGATCCCCTCCACCTTCCATTCCCCGAACTTCTCAATGGCTTCCTCGGCGATCTGCATGCCCAGACCCGTCTGGTCGATGCAGGCCCTTTTCATCCCCGGATGGCTTAAGAGTTGAAATAGGATTCTCTTCTGCACGAAGAAGGGCTGCTTGAGCATCTCGATCACCGTCCGGGTCCAGGCCACCCCGTCCTTCAGCTCATCGAGCCAGATCACCGAAAGGTCCCGCTTCCGCGCCACGTCGAACCCAAGGTACAAATCCCCCACAACCCCCCTTTGGAAAAGGGGGGCAGGGGGGATTTGCTGGAGGAGAGGAGGTTCGAGGTTGGTGCGGCGGAATTCCTTGTAAGCGTCCTTCGCTTCATCCAGCAAAGCCTTCGCCCAGTCGGGCGTCGTTTCGCATTCGTCGTTCTCCACTGAGGCGATGAGGTCATAGGTCAGGAAGGCCGTGGCCTCGTCCAGGAACTCCACCTCGTATTCCTGCGCCCAACCTTCATCGTCCCCGAAACCATTTTTAAGTTCCTCCACGGTCGTGGGCTTCCCGCTTTCATCCCGGAGCACCAACCCTTCTTTAATCGCCACCTGGATCGGCACCACGTGCTTGGAATACCCGTTGTCCGCCGTGCAGAGCTCGTAAAATTTATTCTTCTTGCCGAAGGGCGTCGAAATGACCCGGATCTTGTACCCCCGGGTGATGGTGGGATAGAGCGCGCGCCAGATGGCCCGGCTGTCCTTGTGCAGGGCGAATTCGTCCAGGAGGATGTTGGCGCTCCAGCCCCGGGCCGTGTCCGGGTTGGCCGGCAGCCCGATGATCCGTGACCCGTTGGGGAATACGATCTCCAGCATCTTATATTCGGCGTCGTCGCCCTTGAACGTCCCCTCGACCTCTTCTACGGCCACGCCGATCGCCTTGGCGTGGACCGTGGCCTGGACGATGAGCTGTTTGGACTGCCTTTCCCCACGGGAGAGGCAGACCCACATGGTCTTGTGCTCGTAGGAGTCGAGCACCGCCTCGAGCGTCGCCCCGAAGGTCTTCCCCCCCTGCCGTGTCACCCGCCCGACTTTAAAGCGCGACTTATCCTCCACCCACCGCTTCTGGTAGATGGTCAGCGGGATCAGAGGCAATTGCGGATTGCGGATTGCGGATTGCGGATCGGTTTTTTTGCCCTTTGCCGAATCTGCGTAATCTGCGAAATCTGCGGATATATCTTTAGGCCGTTGTGCCCGTGATGCCATAAATCTCTTCCTTGATCATTGTCAGGGCCTCGGGGCTCAGCCCCCGGGCCTTCCCTTTTTCCTCGATGTTCTTCACCGCCTGCCGCGCCTTATCCCTAACCTCGCGCGCCCACTTCTTCTGGGTGACAGCGGCCCGGTTCAGCCGGGCGATCATAATCCCCATTTTGGAAATATTTGTCTGCTTCGGATCTATGTCCTCCATTTTGATCAAAACATTAAACGCTTTTTCCTGGCAAAGCCGGGTCAGCGCCTCGCCCATCGCGCCCTCTTCGTCCCCCACCGCCTCGGTGATGGCCTTGGCCTGTTCGGTAGCTATCTTGATGGCGGACAGCTTGTTCTCGAATTCCTTCCCGTACCGATGGGCGGCCGACCGCGAAATCTCGAACCCCTGCTCCTTCAGCCAGCCCGCCAGCCCGTCATAATCGGCGAACCCGCCGGCGATCAGCCGCTTCTCAAAGGCCTCCCGGATATCCCTCGGCAATCTGGATATAGAAGATCTCGGCGGCATTCAAACTCCCAAATCTTCCCCCCTTTGGAAAAGGGGGACTGGGGGGATTTCAATCCGCAATCCGCAATCCGCAATCCGCAATTGGCTCACCACCACACCTTGGGGCGGGCGATCCCCGGAAGGCAATCATCGTTATATTCCACGATTTGCACCCCATGCCAATTGATCTTGGCGAACCAGATCGGACGGTCGCGCTCACTGATAGTCAGCAGCCCCCGGTCCGCCAGGTAATCCAGCTCCCTGCGCAGCTCCGTAATCGTGAGATCGGGGATGCAGGGATCGATGGCGTTGCGGATAATGGCCTCCGATGCCCCCACCGGCTGGGCGGCATAAAGGGACCGCAGGATCATCCACCGCAATTCTTCCCGCCGCGCTTTTTCCAGATCCACTTTTCCGCTCATTCCTCGATCTCCTTTGATTTATTCCCGGCGGAGATTAAGTCCCGCAGGCGGTCCAATTTTGTCAGAATGGTGACCTCGTGGCGGATGAAATCCTCCCGCCGCTCATAGGAGAGCGGGAGATCCGCCTTCATCTCCAGGACCTCCCTCTCCAGCGTCT